AATATTCCGCTGCACGCGGTCGTAGTGCGTGCCGTCTGGAGCTACGCCAGGCGTAAGGTCTACGTCGCACTGGTATCCGCACGAGATCTCTACGCGCTCGCCAGAGGCCACAAGCGCCACTTCTTTGGCGTCTTGCACGAGCACGCTAGCGAGCACTAGCCCCGTCTCTGCGTCGTAGCTCGGGAGGCCTTCCACAAGCCCCTTGGAGAGCTCCGCCCAGTTCTCCGTGGTCACGTCCTCGGGCGGGTGGTCGTCGGTGACGGGAGCGCTCTGCAGCGTCGCGAGAGATTCCGCGCGCGCCACCTCGTCGGCGGGGCGGTACTCTACCCACGAGACCTTGCCGTCTGAGTACGGCGCACAGCCCGAGCGTGTCAGCGCAGCGGGCACGCGCAAACCGCCCTGCGGGGTCCGCTGTAGCGCGTCGATTCGTAGAGCTCCTGTATCGTATCGCTGGACACTCAAGGCGTTTCCTCGGGCTCCTGGGCCCCTTGCTGTGGGTCTGTCGTCGCGGGAGTAAATCCAGTCCAGACCTTGCCCTCTCGATTCGCTGCAAGCACGCGCTCCAGGAAGACCTTGCGTGCACGGTCCGAGGCCTGGAGCTTGGAGTGTGCTGCTTTCAGCTCGTCGAGCTCGCGCGTGTGCTCCGGTGCGGGCGTCGTGAAATACGTCTCGCCACTGTCAGCGAGCAAAGCGCTTGCTTCCTCGGGAGTGATTCCGAGGCCACGCGAGAGCACCGCAACGCCCTGCGTGCGCGGCATCGTGCGAGAGCACACGCTCTCTGTCACGCGCATTATCAAGTCTGCAGCCTCGGGAGATAGCGTGTGTGTGGCTCCTGTTTCGTCCGTCGTGCCGATACCAGAGACGGGCTTGGTGATCGTCGTTTCGTCACTCCACGAGCCTTTGCCGAAGCGAGAAGCGCGCACTTCGTCGGGACGCAGCACACCAGCACTGAGATAGATTGCGTCGGTGTCCGCCTGCGTTTTGCGCCGCGCCTGCCGTTGCTCTTCGGTCTCTTGGTAGAACGAACCCCACTCGATTTTCCACGACGGCACGACCCCTTGCGTGGGGCCTTCTGCAGCGCTGAAAAGCAAGCGCAGGAAGCGGTCAAGCTGTGGCTCGATCTTCTCTCTGCGATCCACGTCGGAGCGGTCGTAGAACTGCCTCAAATCCGTGTCCCCGGTGGCGTTCAGCCCCGCAGGAGCCTGCCCGAGTAGCAGCGTAACGGGTATCTGACACGCGCCTGCGAGCCACTCCGCATAGCGCCCGATCAGGTCAGAGAGCCCACCAAGCTGCCCTACCTCGACGCGCTCGAAGGTCTCTTCTGAGTCGATCAGGATCGACCGCGCGACGCTGCGAGAGGTGTCCAGGAGCTCAATCCTGCGGCGTATTGCGTCGTCTTGGTCTTGCGCGATCTTCTGCCAAAGGTCGCGCATCTTGAAGACGCTTTCGGACGCTGCAGAGAGCACAGAGCTCGTGCTTGCGTAGGTTGCGCCCCACGCTTTGAGTTGCTCGTACGGGCGCAGCAAAACGCTCTCGCCCCACCCCTGCAACTGCTGGCGCCTGCGGTCGGTCACAGAGGCGCCCTCGAAGCGCAGGACCCTGCTAGCGTGGACGAACGCTCCCGCGCCCCGGTTGACCCGATAGACGCTTGGGAGGCCGTGCCTTGGACCCAGCGGGTCTTCGTAGCGAGAGTGAATCGAGAGCTCTACGCAGGTAATCGGCGTGGCGTGCGTGATTCGGCGGACGTTTGCGGCGATCACCGGTAGGTCAGGTGCCTGGCCGTCGTCGACACCGAGCACCACGAGAGCTCCGCCGTACAGACGCGCGAGAGACCCGGCGCGCTTGATCGCAGGCACGAGGGCTAGGCGCTTGATTGCGTCCGCCGTAGCAGCCTCTGCGCGTGCGTCACCGCACGAGACCTTGAAGCCCGTGCGTAGGCACTCTTCGGGCACGACGTCGCAAATCTTCGCGGCGTACGCGTCTTCGTCGTAGAGGCTTTCCAGTACCTCCGGCGTGAGAGACCCCGTGCGGTAGTGAGCGAAACCCGTGCTGCGGGTGTTGCTCGCACCAACACCCGTTAACAGGTTTGCCCACCCGTCGACACGACGAACGCTTGCTCTGAGTGCCTCGACAAAATCCATCGTTACAGTTTTTTCATTGCAGCGAGGAAGCTCGCGGAGCTTCCGGTCACGCACTCGGCGTAGGCGTCGCTAGTGGCGTCGACCAAGTCGTCGTGCTTGCCCTCGGGGAAGCCCTCTAGCTCTTCGTGAAACGCTTTGTTCCAGGGGCCACGAAGCACACGCACAGCGCCTGTACTGTGCCGCGCAGAGACCGGGGAGAAGCGCGTTGCCTTGTCGCCGCTGGGGATACGCTCGCGCACTGCGAGCTTGGGAAACGCCGCCTGGAACGCTGCGACTTGGAATTTCCCCGCCTGCCCAGGGTCGCGCGGAATCACGTGCTCCGTGCCCTTGGGGTCTGCTTCTGCTAGCTGCCCGAACCACACGAGCAGTTGCTCTGGCGTGGTCTTGCGGTGTTCCGCGTGCTCGATTGTGACCACGCCGCTAGGCTCCAGCACTGCGCGCACCGTGGCGCTGTAGTCTCCCGAGACAGACCCGGCGAAATCCCACGCACGCACGCGCTTCGCAACGCCCTGAATTGAGTCTACGTGTGTCACACGCGCGCTGTCCCAATACGTCTTTGCTGAAGGTTTTTTGAGCCAGTCGCCGAGCTCTAGCTGCGCTCGTCTTACCGGGTCGAGCTGCGCAAGCTGCGCTCTGTACTCCGGCGAGAGCTTCGGATTGTCTTCAAGCCGCGCCGGGATAAACGTACGCGAAAGCGCGAGCGGAGTGCCGCGCGGAACTTCGTCTTCTCCGACGAAATAACGCAGCTCTCCAGGCCTTGCGGGAGCTTTGTACGCGGGGTCGAGCCACGGAGCAAAGCGCGCAAAAACCCAGTCGTGTCCTTCGCCGCCGGGGTTCGTAGCAGCACGAGTCCACCTAGGGAGAGTGCTGTCCGTGCCGCGAATACGCGCACGAATTCCGCGATACTGGCGCTCACTGAAGTGCGTGAGCTCGTCAAAGAGTACGAGCTGGAATTCGAAGCCGTCATAATTTTTGACGTCGTTTTCGTGCTCACAGTGGGAGAACCAAACCCGCGCGCCGCTCGGAAAAACCCACTCAATCCGCGGTGACATGCGCAATCGTCCGCCGAGTGCAGGGTAGATCGCGCTCGACTTGTCGACTGCATCGCCGAGGTAGGTAGCCTCACGCCTGAGGTACAGCGTGCGAAAAGCGCCGTTGGAAATCCAGCGTAGCGGCTGCGCAATCAGCCCTGCGCTCTTGCCGCCGCCAGCGCTGCCACCGTAGAGACACTCACTCGCCGTGCTCGCCAGAAAGCGCGTCTGAGGGCCTGGGTTCGGCATCCACAGAATCGGCGGTGTCAAGCTCGGGGAGGACAACGATTTCAGCACGCGTTTGAAGTGCGCCGTGGATCTCTACGTGTGACGGATTGAGCTTCGGACCGTCTTCGGTCTCGTGTATTTTGGCTTCTGCCAAGCGTGTTTCGGCGCGGTATTTTTTGCGCTTGACAAGCTCCGTGTCTCTGTTCTGCCCCCACCGCTTCGGGAAGCGACGCTCTAGAATCCACGCGGCTGCAGGCCAGGATTTCTCTGCAGCCTTCGAGATAATCGCAAGCTCTTTGAGCTCCGCTCTGGCTAGCGCTTCCGTGAACTCGCGGTGGAACTCGACGGCGCGAGGATCGCCGCGTGCACCCTCACGCAACCAGTTGAAAAGCGTTTGCTTCGAGATTCCAGCGTACGCAGCGGCAGTCTCGACGTAACAGCCAGTGCGTATTGCCTGCAGCACACGGGCGCGCACTTCCGGGGTTAGTTTGTTCGGCGCGCGCTTCATCGCCGCACTCGACGCAGGGCCATGCCGTACTCGTTGGACTCAGACGGCAGCGGCACAATTCGACGCAGCGATGGCTTGTCTGCAAAAGCCCTAAAATCGATGCGGTGGTGATGCCTTCCATAGCGCATGACGAGCTCGACGACGTCGGGATGCTCGCGGTAGAGCATGCGGCTTTTGGCTTCTGTACCGACGCCATAGAGCTCTGTCGTATTGCCGCCCGGCATTCGCTGCGTCGCTATCTTCCTCTGCAGGAACGCGAGGAAGACCGTCGTGCACCACCCCGATTTCAGTAGGTCAAGCGTGAGAATAGCGTCCTCGCTGTAACGTCCACGCCAACGGTGCGGGAGCTTCGTGCGGATCAAATTACACGAAAATACCCTTGTATTGATGCGGAATGGCTTGAATCGCACCCGGCGCGGAACGAACATTTCGTACTCGGGCCCCGCCATGCCGACATTGGCATACCGCGCGACAAAATCTTCCATCGCCACGAAAAATGCGCTGCTCGCGACCTTGTGTTTTTTTCCCTGCATTTAAGCGGTAAAACGCAGAAATGTTGTCGTCGATAGTCCAAT